TCTGATTTTCTAGTAACCTCATTTGTAGCTTTATACTGTTTATAGCTTCTAGATTAGCTGTATATACTGTCTTAGCTACGTCTCTTTTAAATCTAGCTTCTGCTACTGCTGGTATACCGTAGCATATCTTATCTATTACTCCTATAGCTTGTCCTTCGTCTCTGAGTTTTAATACTTCATGTCTTAGTAGTACTTTATAGTCTCTTTCTGCTTCTGCGTATTTTGTACCGCTAGTCCTGAGCTGTTTTATACTTATCTCCAGCTCTTTTATTTTTTGCTGTAATTCGTTATATAGATCCATATTATCCTCCTAAAATGGAAGCTCCTCGTCTGTATAATCGAATTGTTCTTGTACTTCTGTAGTTATTCTTAAATCTTTATATTCGTTTATTACTTCCTGATCTTCTTTTTTTTCTTCTTCTTTATCCTCTTTTTTTCTTTCTAAAAACTCTAGATCTTCTACTAGTACGTAGTTACTATATCTTTTATTTCCTTCTTTATCTGTATAGCTATCTATTTGTAGTCTACCTATTACTGCTATTAGGTTTCCTTTAGTTTGATACTTTACTAGATTTTCTGCTGATTTATTCCAAACTCTACAGTTTACGAAGTCTGCTACTTTTTCTCCGTCTCTATTTACTGGCCTATTAGTTGCTATTCTGAACTCGCATATACTTTTGCCTGTAGTAGTTGCTTTTAGTTCTAGATCGTTTGCTATTCGGCCTGTTAGTATTACTTTATTCATTACGGCCTCCTATTACTTTTAGAATGATTAGCGTTATACAAATTATTAGTGTTATTGTTACTCCTGTATTCATTACTCTACCTCCTCTAGTGCTTTTAGGATCTTTTTAATTTCCTCGCTATTTATATATGCTTCTTTCTGGATCACTTCTTTTAAATAATTTACTAGTGTTATATATCTTACTTCTGCCTCGATATAGTACTTTATTGTTCTTTCCATATTATCCTCCTATATATTCGTCTACTAGCTTCTGAGCTAGTTTCTCGTTTATTGGTATATTAACGTACTTCCTTACGTCTTCTCTTAGGTGTAGTCCTTTTAAAAATGTAATATTTTTGTCGTAGCATTGCTGGTATCCAATTCTATATAAATTTAGTTGATAAGCTAGATATTCTTTATCTAGTACTGACGTTCTTTTTATATCTCCTAGTCCTAGTTCCTGATTTTCTTCTAGTACTAGATCCAGCCTTCCTGCTCCTACTGGAGTATCTTCTCTAAAAAGTATTATAGGAACTTCGTTATCAATTGTAGTAAATTTATATTGTTTTTGTAAAAATATAAAGTTCTTTACTTCTTTTATGTCTTCTACTTCTCCAGTTTGACATAGTTTTTCTATGGCTTCGTGTACCTGTGTACCTTTTTCTGACGCTCTAGTTAGTACTTTTTCATTTACTCTGTTATATTTATTTTTAAATTTTATTTTTAGGATCTGAGTTATACTAGGAACTATAATACCGTCTACTAAGTATGTATGAGTATCGTCGTAGTATTCTAGTATGTGTCCTTTTATTTCCCATGTATTCATTATTTTACCTTTACTCTAATACTTGATTTTACTGGCGTCATTGATATGTACTCGTCATATAAATCTTGGTGTTCGGTTTTAAATGTTTTGCTGTCGAATGTTTCTCTATCTGTAGGAGCTATATAGCTTATTAGTAGATCTGGTGTCTCGATTTTTACTATTTGATTTTGTTCCATTTCTTCTAGTATTGCTTTCTTTAGGTTGTCTTCCTGCTCCTTTATTGCTTTTATTTGTCTTTCGAAGTCTGCTATTTGTTTTGATACTTCTGGATCTAGTATAGCTAGTTCGTTTTCTATTTTTATTAGTTCCATTCTATTTACTTCCTTTCTTGTTTAATTGTCCTATTAGTTCGCTTGCTTTTGTCATTGTTATATCTTCTATTTTTTCTACGTTATTTGCTTTTAGCAATTTATCTAGGTTTTCTCCAGTATAGTATTTTTGTAATACTTCTACTTGCTTAGGTGTAGCTTTTTTTTCTTCTTTTTCTGTAGTTAGACTTTGAGCGTCGTCGTCTTCTGTTGCTAGTCCGAAAGCCATTAATAGCGAATATCTTCTAGCGTATGTTAATGCACTTCCCTGTTGCTGTGCTGGGTTATTTACTCCTATTAGTGTAGCGTCTACTACTCTAGCTCCTCTTAGTGCTGGTAGTTCTTCTCCGTTTACTATTCTTACTGTCATTATATAGTCGTCTCCGTCGATACGGTCTATATATTGATAATATCCTAGATCGTTAGCGTCTAAGTATTCGTGTATTTGTGCTATATCTACATATTTGTAACTGTACTTTTCTCCTACTTTTGCTGTTTGATTTTTTGTAATTTTAGTTTTCATTTAATTCCTCCATATTTTCTTTTATTTCATTTTTGGTTTTATTTTTTGTATAACTATCTTCGTCGTAGTCTGTAGCTAGCTGATATAATGCTTCTATTATATCTTTATTCATGTTGCACCTCTTTTAATTTAAGGCTATTTTATTTTCTATTTGAAACCTATAAATTATCAATTTCTTTTTTTAATTCTTCTATCAATTCCTCCTTATTCCCTTCGCTTAGCTCCTCGCTTAATAGCACTAGTAATTCCTGATATTTATTATCCATATTTTATGCTCCTTTTTTTAAAAGTTCGAATATGTCTTCGTATTGTTCACTAAAATTCTTATATAGTGCTTCTGCTACTCTAAAGGAAGGCTCAGCGTTTCCTAGTTCTATTGCTACGTAGTAGCTTTTAGATATTCCTAGTTTTTTTGCCATGTCTTGCTGTTTTAGGCCTAGTCTTTCTCTAAAGGTTTTAAGATTAAATCTTTTCATTTATGTCTATTCTCCTTTCTATTTTCATTATAAGAAAACGTTTTCATATAGTCAATACTTTTTTCTATATATTGGTAATTTTTTTGTTATATTTACAATTTTTTTATTTTCTTAAAGATAATTTTTTGATATTATTGTTACATACTATACTTGGAGGTTTTGATATGATAAATCACAAAAAAATAGGTAGACAAATTAGAGAACTTCGTATCCTTCGTAATTGGAAGCAATACGAACTAGCTGATAAAGTAGGCCTATCTCGTCCTGCTATTTGTAATATCGAAGCTGGTAAGCGTAGTCTTACTCTTAATACTTTAAAGCGTTTCTGTGAAGTCTTCGAAATAGATATATCGTACTTTGGTATAGAAACTAGTACTTTTGACGACGCTACGGACGTTATATCTAGAATAGACGCTCTTTTTAATAGTGATCTTCCTATTGAGAAAAAAGAGGAACTTTATCGTAAAATTATGAAAATTTATCTTGATAGTACTAGTAATTAGCTATTTGAAACTTTATCGTTATTTTTTATAACCTGATATTCTATTTTTATTTCTTCCTGTTCGGCTACTAGTTCGAATAGGATCTTATAAAAATTATCTACGTCCATGTTATTACTCCTTTCCAAAAAGTTAGTAATATTATGGACTTATTTTCTATTTGTAAACATTGGAGGTTTTCTTTTTGAAAAAAATTATACGTGTAGGCGGATATGCTAGGGTTTCTACTGAGGAACAAAAAAAATACGGATATTCTATAGAAGCTCAGGTAGATAAAATTAAAAAATATTGTATAGATAAAAATTATCAGCTTGTAGATATTTATATAGACGAAGGCTTTACTGCTTCTAATATGAAACGTCCACGTCTTCTGGATCTTCTTAATAGCCTAGATAAAATAGACGCTATAGTATTTACTCGTTTAGATAGATTTTCTCGTAATGTATTAGAAGCTAATAAAATGCTGGCTACGTTACAAAAAAATAGCGTAAGTATGATAGCTATAGAAGAAGAAGATATTAATACTACGGACGCTGACGGCCTCTTTATGTTTAATTTAAAGGTTTCGCTGGCTGAACGTGAAATAAAAAAAACGTCGGAACGTATCCGCTCTGTATTTGAGTATAAAGTAAAAGAAGGACAGGTTATATCTGGAGTTACTGCTCTCGGATATAAAGTAGCTACTATAGACGGTATAAAACGTATGGTTAAAGACGAAGACGAAGCTCCTATAGTTATAGATATTTTTAATTATTTTTTAAAGTACCAGTCTATCCGTATAGTTACTGAGCGTATAAATGAAAAATATAATATTCGTAAAAGCTATCAGGTTTATAATCATCTTTTGAAAAATGAAATATATCTAGGCCGTTATCGTGATAATTATAGTTTTTGTGAGCCGTATATAGATCGTGATACTTTTGATAAAGTGCAGGATATTATATCTAAAAATATCCGCTCTGGCGATAAGAAGTTTACTTATATTTTTAGTGGGCTTGTTTCTTGCCCTGAGTGTAAAAAACTACTTACTGGAACTAAAACTCTATATAGAGGCCGTTACTACTATTATTATCGTTGTAATAGGCATTACATTTCTAGGCTGTGTCCTGAGAAAAAAAGCTATAGTGAAAACTTGATAGAAAAATATCTAATAGAAAACGTAGATACTTTAGTATCGGATCGTATAGCCTATATTAAATCTATTGAGCCTACTAATAACGTAGATACTGAGAAAAAAATAAAGTCTTTACGTGCTGAGTTAGATAATTTAAATTATATCTTTATGAAAAAACGTATTTCTGTTGCTGAGTATGATCGTCTATATGAAAAAACAGAAAATAAAATAAAAGAGTTAAAATTATGCCCTTCTAAAAGCGTAGATACGGCTCATTTGACAGCTTTTTTATCTAGTGGCTGGCGAAATATCTACGATAGTATGAATAGAGAAAAAAAGCGTACTCTATGGCGTAATTTGATTAAAGAAATACACGTAGATACTGACTATAATATAGAAATTATTTTTTACTAACTTATGTTAGCCTGTAGGCTGTAGTATATTAGTAAAAAAAAGAAGCTAGGATATTCTCCTAGCTTTTTCTGTCTCCTTTAAGTAATGCTATGTCTTTTTCTGCTTTATACATTCTATCTATTAAATTATTGTGTTCGTGTACTTTTTGATCTAGTTCGTTAATTCTATATAGCACTAGGTCGTTATTCCTTTTGTTAGCTGATACTGTAGCTATTATGCTCGGTATCGCTACGCATAGTCCACTTATTACAGCTGTTATTATTGTATTCATTCGTCCTCCCTTCTTACGCTGTTCTTTTCCATACGTATACTACTAAGTAAGGTGGCATATTGTTGTGTGCTTGTCCTCCACCTGTTCCTCCAATTGATAAACCTCCTAAGTTAATTTTATTTGCGTTTCCTGTCGAAGTAGGAGTAACTTGTCCATATCCTCCTGCTTGTACCCATGGCGGACAGTTATCTTGCCATGTAACATTATGGCTATGTGAAGGCATTTCATTAGTTGTTAATGTATGAGTTGCTTCTCCTCCTGTCGCTCCTGCTGTATATGTTGTTCCAGCACTTAATAGAAACTTGTCTTCTATTTGTTCCCATGTTCCGCCGAATATAGTACTAGGATCTGTACTATTTACTGATAGATAAATACTTCCTACTGGATATATAATATCTGTTATAGTTTTTCCGTTTATTTCTAGACTTGTATTATTTACAGGAAAGCAATCTATCCCTACGCTTCTTTTTATTCTATCAAAAAACGTAATAGGAATACCTCTATCTAATGTTAAATTGTAGGTTGTACTTCCTAGTAGATCCTGTACTAGTACTTGTACGTCCCATGCATAGTTATTATCTAATGTTAGTTGCGTTGTTACGTCGTCCTGTAGTGTAGTATAGCTACTATATGTAGTATCCGTTACTTTTTTATCTCTTACTTTTATTGTTATTTCGTTTTTATCGTCTAGACTAGAATAATCAGCGTTTACGTTTATATTTGTTTCTGAGTAGAAATTGTTTTCTCTTTGTAGTGATATAATCGCTGTTGGTAGTTGCCAGTCTAGTACTTCTATGCTTACGTTTTGAGTACCTATAAAGCCTCTACTGTCTGTTAGTGTTACTACGGCTGTAGTATTATCTGATACGTTTATAGTGCCTATATTAAATGTTGCCGATCCGCTACTTAATGTACCGTTATATATAGTACCGTTTACGTTTGCAGTTATACTACTTAGCGTAGCTTCTTTGTAGGCTGTAGCGTTTGTTACATTTATTTGTAATGTACTATTATTTCTTATAATTTGCTGGTCGTCCTGAGTAATTGCCGTAGTTGTAGAATTAGTATCCTCGTATGTTGCTGTTAGAGTTGGTTTTTGTTCTACTATAGTATATGTTACGTCTTTATATGAAGCACTACTTGTCCCTGATATTGTAGATATTACTCCTATTCTACACGTTGCTGTTTTTGAATTAGGTATTTTAGCTCTTAGCTGATTACGTTCTTCTTCTGTCAAATTCCACGTATAAGTACCGCTAGTACTATTTGTTATAGTTCTAGTGCATAAATGTTCTCCTACTGGGTTTATTTCTAGCCATAAAGACATATCTAGGTTTCTAGGGTTAGAGTATGTAAAACTAGGGTTTTGCATATCTGTAAAGTTACTAGCTCCTGTTACTGTTGCGTATCTATCTATTTTAGTTAATGCTGTTAAAGCTGTAGCTACTCCGCTAGTATATGGAGTATATGAAGAAGTACCTCCCTTAGTAAATGTAGCGGTTGCGTATCCTGATAAATTACCGTCGCTATTATGTACTACGTTAATTGTACCTGAAGCACTCGCACTAGCTCCATTTCCTAAACTTTTTAAACTTATCGATCCTACTTGTCTATCGTAGTTTTCTCTATTATCATGCCAGTAAACTATTAATGTAGAATTATAGCTACTACTCCACGCTGCACCGTTTGATTTTATAGTAGCAGTACACGTTATATTTGTTGAATTATTTACTACGTCTGGTGTACCATTTTCTGTAAAACTTACGGATAAATTATAGGTATATCCGCTTGGACTTCCTATATTTATATTATTAGAAGCACTCGCCATTAGTTACCACCTCCTGCTACTGATACTAGTCCTATTCCGTCATTTACTATATTATTGTTGCTATCTGTTATAGTGATAGGTATAAATCTTAATTTATTACATAGCGTTATTTCTTCTTCTACTACGCTTTTTCTCATGTGGAACTCGTCTTTACTTACCCAGTATATCTGATTTCCTAATCTATCGTATCCTGAGAAACCTACCGTATTATTCATTAATATATATGATCCGTCTACTCCGTACATTTTTAGTCCGTTTTTATTTAATTCTGCTATTAATGAGTTGGCTTCGTCGTATACTTCTATTTGTCCGTTTTGGTTTAGGTTGCTACCTAGTTTTAATGTACCACCTTTTACTAAGTCGGCTGTTAAATTTATTACGTTTATTTGCTCCATATTTAGTACGTTATCTATAGTCCATGCACTTGAAAAAGTACCGTTAATACCTGAGTTAGAAAAAGCAATACCTCCGTTATTTATCATTATTACGTTAGTTGCTGTCTCTTTTGGTAAGCTATCTACTACTAGGATCTTATCTCCTTCGTATATAACGTAGCTGTTGCCTAGTGCATTCCATATTTGGCTTGTAGCTTCTTCTAGTTCTTGTCCTAGTGTAATTTGTAACGTTGCTGTACTTTCGTCTACTATTTGTTGTGTTTGATTAGTTATATTACCTATTAGTCCTGATAAAGTAGGAGTAAAGTTACCAAACTCTATCTGTGTATATTTATCTAGCACGCAGTCGTACTCGTAGCTGATTATATTAGTTAATATATTTATTCCTAGCTTTTCGTCTACTACTTGTATTGTATCTCCTATATCTGATACTTTCTCCACGTTTGCTGATAATGTGTAATTTACTACTGGTACTGAGTTAATAGCTAAGTAGTTTTCGGCTTGTTCTACTAAATCGTTTATAAGTGCCTGTGTATAGGCTTCTGTATCCACTTCTCCTGTTTCTGCGTCTTTATAGTTGTCTTCTACTATGTCGCTCTGATCGAATGTTATACTCTTTGTATAAGGTATATCGTATTGTACTTGACTTTCTATATATACGTCGTTAGTTGGCTCTAGTGCGTTTAGTAGTAGTCCGTCTTTTCCTACTGGCATTAGTTTAGTAACTACGTTATCCCAGTTATATGTAGCTTTTATATCTTTTAAATTTTTTCCGTAGTGGATCATTACTCCGTTATCCTGTCCTATAGAGTTTTTTATACCTATAGTCCAGTTATCCCTATATAAATGTCCTCCGTATCTTTCTAGTAATACTTGTATAGCTTCGTATAGGCTTTTTCTTACGCACCTATAACTTGCTATCTTAGTTATGTCTGATATCGTAGTAAATGGGCTTGTATTATCTGTAGCACTATTTAAATGATCTAGTGCGTCGTTACAGTTTTTATCTACTACGTAGCTATCCTGTATTAGATAGTTTTTAGTATCGTAGAATACGTGATAGGCTTTTATTTTTATCTTAGTTCTGGTATTTTCTACGTTTGTTATCCTGAATGCTTGATCTCCCTGCGGTGTATTGGCTACTATAATATTATTTGGTACTAAATAATCTATATATTTTATATCGGTTGTTATTGCATTTCTATAGTTATATTTTAAATTCATTATTGCTGATAAATTTGGACTACTTATACTTATATTATTTAAACCACTTAATAACCTAATACTTTCTAATTGATTAATAAGTTCATTATCTTCTATTAAAGTGTTTGTAGCACTTATTCCATAATAAATTGTTGAACCTGTTGTTTTTTGCCCTGTTGTACTTATATAATCAGTTGTTATTGTTTCTCCATTATATGAAGATGTTTTTCCTACTTCCTTATGTATATACCAACTATCTAATTGTAGGGTATTATCATAATATAAACTATCTATTGTATTTTTAAATATGTAGTCTTGGTATGTTCCTATTTTACATAGTTCGATAGGGGTTTTATATAAACTATATGTTGGATTTAAATAAGCACCTAACATTATCATTGGTGTTATTGTAAAATTATCTAATGTTATTCCGCTTGCTATTCTTATTGTAAGTCTATCATTCCACCTAGTTACATTTGAAGTTTGCATAAAACTTAATGACCTATTTACAACATTTAATGCT